TGGTTGATCTCCCCACGGCCCGCCCGTCACCACCTCACGCATGAAGATCACCTCACTGATAGGAACAAGAATGAAGTTCTTCAAGACTGTCAAGACCGATGCTGGCGACGAACTCAAGCTGGAGCGCGAGACCGACGCTGCCGTCGAGCAGAACCAGCTCATCTCGCAGGGCTGGACGCCCGCCGACACCGCCGAGGGTGACGAGAAGCCGACGCTGCCCGCGCCTCCCACCTTCAACAAGTAACCAACCGCAAGACGAATAAGGAGATCAAGCATGTCTGACCAGGCACAGCCCACGTTCACGTTCAATGCCCTCGCGAAGCTGGAGAAGGCTGCGGCCCCGGCCCCGTTCACTTTCGGGATCGGGAACCAGGTTATTGCCTTCCCGGATCCGCTGAGCCTCACGCCCGAGGCCGCTGAGAAGTTCATGGCCGCGATGGAGTCCTCGAAGGCTCCGACGCAGATGATCCGCACCTGGCTCACCGCTGCGGACGCGGACCTGCTCCTCAGCAAGCTCAACATGAGGCAGCTCGGCATCCTCATCCGTCAGGCTTCCGAGCACTATCAGGGCATGCTGGGCGACGCGGGGGAAGGCAACGCCTCTACGACCGACTAAGTCGGTACGAGAGGCAGATCGTCTCCGATCTCGCGGAGCAGGGCTGGGATGTGCAGGCCCTGTTCCGCGCCCGCCGCTGGCGCTTCCTTCTCACACTCATCGACGGCCTCGCGTCGACGAGCAGGACAACCGTCGCGATCCTCAACGACCCGGAAAGGTTCGAGGAGATCGCAAGGACCGTCGCAGAAACGGAAGCGACCGCCGACGACACCGAGGCGCGCATGCGGGAGCAGACACCAGTCGTTCGTCTCCTGCAGGACATCTTTGACCTGGTGTCCGCTGCCTTCGGCGGCAAAGAGCCGTACCCGCGTCCCGTCTCGGCGGTCGAGCTCGCACTCGAGGACGCTCGCACAGACCACCTTCACAACTTCCGCGACGAAGCGATGAAGGCGCTACTCCCCCACTGGGAGGACACCGAAGAATAACTGCAGAGAGGAACCCAGCATGGCAGGAGTTTACAAGGCCGGCACGCTCTACGTCGACGTCGTGCCCTCCATGAAGGGTTTCTTCAAGACCGTCGAGGCCGACGCAAAGGCCCAGCTGCCCAATATCGGGCAGAACGCGGGTAAGGACTTTGCGAACGGTCTGCGCTCAGGCGTCGGTTCTAGCGGCGCCCAGGTCGCGAAGTCAATCAGTCAGCCTATCGATGCTGCCGCCACTGAGGCGAAAAACAGCGTCGACAAGATGACGAAGAGCATGCAGGCCTCGACGGGCGGCATGCAGAAAGCTGCAGAGGGCGCGGGCCGCAGCTTCACGACGATGGGCGCCGAGGCTGGCCGCAGTCGCGGCCCTATCGAGTCGGCGTCACGCGACCTTGACGAGGCCGCGCAGGCGGCGGAGAAGGCAGCGAGGGGCACGCGCGAGGCGGGCTCGGGCTTCTCCTCTATGGCGGGCTTCGCGCAGAGCGCGATCGCGCCTCTGGCGGCAATGGCAGCAGCTGTGGGCATCGGAGGCTTCGTCTCCGAGGCTATCGCTGCCTCGGACGCGACCCAGAAATTCGCAGACACCCTCAAGTTTGCTGGCATCGATCCTGACAGGATCGAGGAGCTGGGCGCCGCAGCGCAGCGCTATGCGGACGAGACCGTCTACGATCTCTCGGACATTCAGGGGATCACGTCGCAGCTCGCTGCGAACAACGTCGAGGGCTTCGACAAGCTCGCCGAGGCGGCGGGCAACCTCAATGCCGTCGCTGGCGGAAGTGCGGAGACGTACAAGCAGGTTGGCCTGGCGCTCGTGCAGGTCAACGGCGCCGGGAAACTTGCCACGCAAGATTGGAACCAGATCGCGAACGCGATTCCTGGTGCCAGCGGCAAGATTCAGAAGGCGCTGCTCGACGCTGGTGCCTACACCGGCAATTTCCGCGACGCAATGGCCCAGGGCCAGATCTCGGCGCAGGAATTCAACGAAGCTCTGTTGAGCCTCGGCTTCGATGAGGTCGCGGCGAACGCGGCTCGCGACACAAGCCGTATTGAGAACGCCGCCGGCAACCTGCAGGCCACGATCATGGGCGGCGTGAAGGATCTCGTCGACTACATGAAGCCCACGATCACGGACCTTATGGGCTGGCTGTCGGACATGTTCTCGGACGCTTTCGGCTGGATCCAGGAGCACAAGGATCTGCTTGTTGCTCTGGGTGAAGGCGTCGGGGTCGCCGTCGCCGCGTACTGGGGTTTCTCGGTCTTGACGACGGTCATCGAGTGGATCAAGAACACAACCTTGGTCCAGGATGGGCTCAACGCTGCTATGGCCGCGAACCCGATCGGTCTTGTGGTCGTGGCTATCGGTGCGCTCGTCGCCGGGCTGATCTACCTGTACAACACGAATGAGGACGTGGCGAACGCCATTAACTCGATGGGTGCGGGTATCGCTGATTTCTGGACAAACAACGTCACGCCCGTGATTGACGCTTTCGTCGACTACACGGAAAACACCCTCGTGCCGTCTATCGAGTCGGCGTGGGGCATCCTCACCACCGGCGACTACGACGGCAATCTGTTCGGCCTTGAGGAGGACTCGGCGCTCGTTGACTTTTTCTTCACGCTGAGGGAAGCGCTACTCGCGGTCGGGGAGATCGCCTACACGGCGTGGACGGACAAGATCAAGCCGTTCCTTGAGTCGGCGTGGAGCTGGGTCAGCGGCACGCTGTGGCCGGGCCTCCAAGAGTTTTGGTCGACCGTGCTGCAGCCGCTGTTTGAGGGGATCGGCTCGGGCCTGGCGCTCGCCTGGACCGCCGTAATCCGCCCGGCCCTCATGGGCATCTGGACGCTGATCTCCCGCGTGCTGTGGCCTGTCCTCCAGACCCTCTGGGAGCAGGTCGTAAAGCCGCTGTGGGAGGGCTTCGCGTCGGCAGTCCAGTCAGCTTGGGCCGTGATCTACCCGGCCATGCAGGCGCTCGCGGCCTTCTTCCGCGACACGCTCATGCCAGCATTGTGGTCCTTCTGGCAGGACGTTGTCGAGCCGGTCTGGACGAACGTATCGACGTTCATCCTCGCTGTCTGGGACAACGTCTTGTACCCGCTTTTCGACCTGCTCGTGACGGTCATTTCGGGCACTATCGGCCTGGCTTTCGAGGGCCTGTGGGCCACAATCACAGTGGTATGGAATGGAATTTGTGCGACCATACAGGGAGCGTGGAATCTTCTTTCGCCGATATTCACTGCAATTTGGTCCTACATTTCCGGCACGCTTGGCCCAGTATTCTCGTGGCTTTACGACAATGTCATCAAGCCAGTTTGGGACAATATTTCGGGAGCGGTTTCATCTGCTTCATCAACAATTACGGACACTGTGTTTCCAGCGTTGAAGAACGCGATTGATTCAGTTAAGACGGCCTTTGAAACATTCAAAACGTCAGTCGAAACGGTATTTGACGCAGTAAAGGGAGCAGCAGCCAAACCTATTAATTTCGTTATTAACACCGTATACAGGGACGGAATTAAATCTGCATTCGATACGATTGCGGAAAAGGTCGGGCTTTCGACGCGCCTGCCGACAGTCAACCCTATCCCGGGGTATGCGACGGGTGGCATTTTTAGCACAATGACGCCTGGCTATTCGCCAGGCAAGGACATCTATCACTTCTATAGTCCGGACGGCGGCGGCGCCCTGCGCCTGTCTGGCGGCGAGGGCATCATCCGCCCGGACGCGCTGCGGGCGCTCGGCGGTAAGCCGTGGCTCGACAGGGTCAACGCATCGCGAGGCTCCGGCCTCGCGACAGTGGGCGAGACAGGTCGGCGTCGAGGCGAGGTAGCGTTCGCCGACGGCGGCGTGTGGAACGCCGTCGGACACTCGTTCAAGAGTGCGACAGACTGGGTCAAGGAAACCACCGAAGCCGTCGCAGACATCGTGTCTGACCCGGCGGGCGCAGTCGTTAACCTCATCATCGAACCGGCGAAGAAACTACTCACGCCGAACAACGGTGACTTCTGGGAACAGGTCATCTACGCAGCCCCCACGCTGTGGTTCGACGCAATCAAGAACTTCTTCACCGGCAAGGTCGAAGAGTCAGGTGCGGCCGGCGGCGCGGGCCTCGTCGGAGCCGCGATGAAGGCCGTCCAGATGGGCGTCCCATACGTGTGGGGCGGCAGCTCTATCCCTCCCGGGCTGGACTGCTCCGGCCTGGTCTACTGGGCCGCGCAGCAGCTCGGCCTAGGCTGGCCGCGCCTCACCGCCGCCGGATACCAATCCGGCTCCACCCCGATCCCCTGGGGCTCCGCAACCCCCGGCGACCTCCTCTACTGGGGGTCACCGGCCTGGCACGTCGCCGTCTACGCCGGAAACGGGCAAATGGTTGAAGAACCAAAGCCCGGCCTCAGCGCCCGCAAGATAGGGATCTGGGGATCGCCGACCGTTGGTCGTTACGGTGGAGCCCGCAAGTACGACCGGGGCGGCTGGCTCCCGCAGGGTGTGACCGCGACCGTCAATCAAACGGGCGCGCGTGAGGCGATCCTCACCGCCCGCCAGTGGGCCGACGTCTCCGCACTCGCGGCCTCCGGCGCGGCCTCTGGTGTCTCGCTCGAAGGCGCGCAGGTGAACCTCGTCCTCGATGACGGGAGCGCTTTCCGCGCCCATGTCGAGACGGTCGCCGTCGGAGTACTCGCACACCGTAAACAGCTGATCGGGAGGAGTCGATAAGTGGCTAGGACAAACCTATGTCCAAACCCCAGCTTTGCCTACGGCACACGGGGATGGGCAAACTACCTCCCATCAACGATCAGAGCCGGGACAGACCAAGGCCACTGGGGCAACCACACAAGGCAGTCTCCGGGGTATCTAGCGATAGACATCCCTAACCGTCTCCAGGGCCAGGTGGCGACTCCAGGATTCGTGCAGGTGGAAGGAGGGCAGGCGCTCGCGGTGTCTGCCCTCCTTCGTACAAGTCCGGGCATCGCAGTGGCCGTAGAGCCAGAGTGGACGATCAGTGGAAAAACAAGCGTAGCTACAGTCCCCTCACTGCTGGCCTCCAGTGCAGAGGGGACGCGCCCAACATGGTCATTTGCAGCACCAGCGGGTGCTACGGCATGCCGTATCAGGTTCGGAGTCCGAACAGTCTCCGACGCCGAGGCTGGTTCACTCCCGGGATGGGTTCACCTCGACGACGTCATGATCGTCACCGCACCGACCGTGGCCGAGGCGATCACCGCCGCCGCCGAGTTCTTCGACGGCGACACCCCACAGCGCCGCATCGGATACAGCCGCCGAGCACTCACCCACGAGTGGGTCGGCGCTCGCGGGGTGTCAGCATCTCGCGAGGTTGAGGCAGAGCTGGATATGACGGAGGGGCCGGTAGCTGTCGTAGATGGCGGCATGGCTCCACGAGTACAGGTCATCATTCCAGCAAGGCTGGCGCCGCTGGGAGCGGTCTGCCATGTCGAGGGCGTCACGGATACCGGTTTCACGTGGACGCCGCGCGGGGGGGCGTGGACCGGAGGAGGGGTCCAGCGGGTGATCGGAGACCCGTTGGCCCCCATCAATGTGAACATTCGATATAGGTTAACGACGTCAGCGGGGGTGTTCGTCGAGTCGGATCCAGTGCGACGATCATGGGATGGACTGTCACTCATGACTGATACGGCGAGCGGGAAGCCCGTGAACCTGCTGTGGCAGGGCACGGACCAGCGAGACATCAAGCCGCGGGTCACGGAGCACGAGGTGCCAGGCCGCGCGACCCCCCTGGTGGTGTACGCGCCCGCAGTGGGCGCGGGCACGGTCTCGCTCACGGCGCGCACGAACCTGCGGGACACACCGGCGATGAAGGCACTCCTAGGAACGCCGACGCCAGTCGCGTTGTTTCATAACCCGGCGCACTGCGTGCAGTGCCGCGCGGGCGTGTGCGACGTGGATCTGGTCACGGTCATGGCCGTGACGTCGGCGTCGATGGAGCGTGCCCCTCGGCTCGACGTGGCCGAGCGCACCTGGACGATCAAGGGGGCTATCGTCGGGCTTCCGCAGCCACACACACAACTAGCACTGTCGGCATGGGCAGACTTCGACGCCCGGGCGCTCACATGGAATGGGCTTGATGCTCGACGGTGGTCGTGGGAGGCGTTCGACAGGACGCTGTGGCAGGAGGAGTCGTGAGCGTGATTGCCGACGTGGGTGCGCGTATTCCAGATGATGTATTGACGTCGGCATACGCGGTGGAAGCAACCGTAGAGTCGTGGCTTGGTGCAGAGTTTCTGGGGTCAGTGCCCGTCGAGGACGGGTCTGTCGCGTGGGATGCGAGCCAGCAGGTTCAGGGTTCGCTCTCGCTCACTGTGCCGCGTGTAGGGGCAGTGGAGGATGAGGATTGGAGGGATTGGGACCCGACCGATCCGCGGCACCCGCTTGCCTGTTACGGTCAGGTTCTGCATGTGTCCCTGACGATCAGTTCGGTGCTCAGCGGGGACTGGTGGACGATCCCCATCGGGCGCTTCCTCATCACGGCGGTGGAGCCGGGACCGTCAACGGTCAGAGTGACGGGCAAAAGCTTGCTGCAGCGCCTGGAGGAGGATCGTCTGACTGAGCCGATGGCTCCTGACCCGGCAGGAACGCTCGCGTCTGAGCTGCGTCGACTTGTCGGCTCCCGGATGGGCCTCATCATCGCGCCTGAACTCGGGGATAGGCCATGTCCATCAATGACGTGGGGCGAGTCGCGTATCGATGCGGTCTACGAGATCGCGCGAGCGTGGCCAGCCTCTGTACGCGAAGGCGGGGACGGAACCCTCTATCTGTCTCCGCCGGTGACTGACCCGTCATCGCGCCCGCAGCTGCGCCTCACGGATGGAGAGGCAGGCACGGTCGTAGGTGTCGCCTCGTCGGTTAGTAGGGACAAGATCTACAACCGAGTTGTGGCGCGCGGCCAGGAAACGTCAGATGAGGGTGCGCCGTCATTTCAGGCGGTCGCCGATCAGCTGACGGGGCCGATGCGCGTTGACGGCCCGTACGGCGTCGTCCCGCGCTTTTTCTCATCCCCGCTGATCACATCGGCGGTGCAAGCCAAAAATGCTGCGGAGGCGATCCTTGCTGACGCGACCCGAAAGAAAGTCAAGGTGCCTGTTGAGCACACCCCGGATCCAAGGATCCACCTGGATGCGCATGTAGAGGTCTCCACGCAGCCGGTAGAGGCCGCGCAGCCGAAAACGCTGTGGGGCCTTGTCGCCGCGTACGAAGTGCCGCTGACATACAGGGGCACGCAAAAGACGGAGCTGGAGGTCTCGCAGTGAGCCGTGTGATGGATTTACTTTCGACGGCTCCTGATGATCTGCCGCCACGATACGGCTCAGACAGGTCAGCTACAGCGATCGGGCGCGTAATACGCCTCGATGACGGCGGTCGCACGGTCGTGGTAAGTCTTTTCGGGGGGCCGCCCGTCCAAGTGCCGGCCACAGCTGTGAACTGGGCGGGCGTCGAGACAGCGCATATCCTCATCGACCAGGACACTGGCCGTCCGATTCATGCCCTAGGTCCTGCGCCGAAGCCGGAGACGCCACTGCTCGAATGGGTCCCGCCCGCTTCCCCGCCGCAGTCCGCTCGTGAAGCGGTTATCCCCGCACAGTGGGTGGGAACATGGGACGGCACGGCATGGACTCGCTACGGCGGCGGGGGCGCATGGCAAGGAGAATCCCCAGCGGGCCGCGCGTTACGCGGCCTGGCGCTTTTTGGCCGACAGATAGAAGCCCTCGGGCGCATAGACGTCCGATCAGCGGTACTGACCCTCAGACCGGCGCCGTCTGCGGTCCCCTGGTCGGTGCAAGTGGGGGCAGCAACATACACAGATGCTGGGCCGGGCACTGTAGGGCCGACAGTCAGCGCTCCCGTGCAAGTCGGGGCAGACCTCATCGAGATTGACGTCATGCGTCTGGCTGAATCCATGAAAGCCCCAGGAATAGGGATAGCGCTTCTAGGGGCAGCCTACGGGGGCGTTAAGCAAGGCGGGGACTCGCTGAGTCTCCGCCTGGAATATATGCAGGAGGAGAATGCATGAGCTACATCGATCAGCGCGGGCACCGAGTGCCCTCGCCTACGGACCCTGCGCAACGCGCCGATTTGACGGCGCTCTCCCTGTCAATTCCGTCTATCAAGACGGTGGCATCCGAGACGGCTGCCGCGCAGTACATCGCCGCCCTGCAAGGTGCAGGCGTGCGGATGACAGACAGTGATCCGGCATTCGTGTACAGGCAGGATCAGGGCAGTCTGCAGGCGTGGAATGGCCGGGCCTGGACAGAAGTCGGCGGGAAGACGTACCCGTGGGAGTCTCTCGTCGTGTCGTCTGGATGGGGAGTTGGCGCTGGCCATAACCCCCGGATCTGTATGCGCGCCGGCGTCGTGCAGATCTCAGGAGTCCTGATATCGGCGGGAGGGGATCATGATGATCTGCTCACGATACCCGCGAAATTCAGGCCATCGCAGGAGCAGTTTATCGGTCCTACCGTAACAGGCGGTGGCGCAGATTTTGATCCGACCTACGCCTATCTGCGGATCAGGTCAAACGGAAAGTTGAGTATCAAGGGGTACTCGACAATCCGCAGCGGGCACGGGTGGATCGTTCCCGTTTCGGCCACCTACGTCCCCTGGTGATCCGCCAGGGGACCAGCAGTCAAGCCCTCGAGGACCAGCCTCGGGGGCTTTCCCGTACCAGATGAAAGGAGAGACATGGGCAATTACACGCCCGCGCATTACTACGAGGGGAGGAACGAGGATCTCCGCCTCATCGTGATCCACACGATGGAGGCCCCCGAAGGCCCGCAGACGGCGGAGAACATCGCCGCCTATTTCGCCTCCGGCGCTGTCGTCGCGTCGGCGCATGCATGTGTCGATCAAGACAGCGTCGTCGTGTGCCTGCCGCCGTCCGATACCGCGTTTGCCGCACCCGGCGCGAATGCTGATGGGTATCAAATTGAGCACGCGGGCTACGCGTCTCAGGACGGCGCAGGCTGGAACGACGCAGAGTCCCAGTCCATGCTCAAGCTCTCCGCCGCCCACGCGCGCGAGATCGCGCTCGCGGCGGGGATTCCGCTCAAGCATCTGACGAATGCTGAACTCGCCGCAGGCGAGGCCGGATTCGTCGGGCATAACCAGGTGTCCGACGTATACAAGCGATCGGACCACTGGGATCCGGGCCCGCAGTTCCCGTGGGCCCAGTACATGGCCCTCGTCAACAACGACGAGGCCGAGACAGAAGAAACCCCAATCGTCCCTGAGGAGGACACAGTGCATTTCATTCGTTCGCGCCAGACTGGCACGATCTACGCAATCACACCGACCGATGTCGTCGCGATGACATCGGCGAAGGTGTGGACCGATATGGTCAAGGCCTACGGCCTGGCCAACGCATATGAGGTGTCGCTTGATGACGGCGACATCGCCGGGATCACCGCCGACGCCGCCGCACGTCGCGCGCGCCTGGTAGCCGAGGTCGCCGCGACTGTCGGCAGCATCGACCCGGAAAAGATCGCTGGCGCAATCGCGCCGGCAATCGTCCCGCCGCTCCTGTCGGCGCTCACGTCGGCGGGTGCGGCTGGTCTGACGCCGGAGCAGGTGCGAGACGCGGCCGAGGAGGCCGTCCGCAGCGTGTTCGCCGACGCCGCGAAGGGAGAATGACATGAACGCCCTCCTCCTGAATCTCCACCAGGATCCGTTCGTGACGACCGTCATCGTCGGCCTCGTCTGGCCGCTTGTCCAGGCGGCGCTGGACCGCCCGTGGTGGACGAGGGGTCGCCGCGTCGGCCTGCTCGCGATCGTCGCGGGCATCGTCACGGTGGGGGTGTGGCTGTCGGGGTCGTACCCGGCCACCTGGCAGCTGCTGACCTCGCAGCTGACGGTATTCCTCGGCACGGCCTGGTCTGTGTACCAGGTTCTCGCCGCCATTAAGATCAACGGCGCGAGCATCCTCAACTGGGTCGGGGCCATGACCCCCGGCGGTCAGTCTCTGGAGGAGCTGACCGGCGCTACGGTGCCTGACGGTGATTGACATCATCGCCGACCCGCAGGTCGTCACCGCGATCGTCGCGGCGGCGGTAGCCGTCATTGGTGCTGCC